AAACAAAGAACAAAAAAAAGGAGGGGAAGGTGTTAAATCTTTTGGTCAAAATATGCTTAAAACAGCGGTTTCAATTACTGCTGTTGTAACTGCGGTTCGTTTTCTAAGCAGAGTATTTACTACAGTAGCTAGTACATTTTCTGAGTTTGAATTTACAATGGCTAAAGTTTTAGCAGTATCAGGAGCTACAGATGCCGAATTTAAAGCTTTAACAAAAACAGCAGAAGAATTAGGAAGAACAACATTCTTTACTGCAGAACAAGTTGCTCAACTTCAATTATCGTACTCTAAGTTAGGGTTTACTGCTCAAGAAATACAAGATGCTGTAAAACCAACTCTAGCTTTAGCAACTGCAACAGGAACAGACTTGGCAAGAAGTGCAACAGTAGCGGGAGCGGCAGTAAGAGGTTTTGGTTTAGATGCTAGCGAAACAGAAAGAGTAGTAGACGTTATGGCTGTTACATTTGCAAGTTCTGCTATGGATATAGAAAAATGGCAGACATCAATGACTAAGGTTGCTCCGATTGCAAAATCTGCAGGATTCTCTATTGAGGACACGGCAGCAATGATGAGTAAATTAACTGATGCAGGTATTGAGGCTTCTATCGCAGGTACGTCTATGAGAAACATCTTGCTTAAAATGCAAGACCCTACATCTGAACTTTCTATGAGGTTCGGAAAAACCATACACTCTTTAGATGATTTAGTTCCTGCAATGAAAAAGTTTGTTAAAGAAGGGGGGAGTATGGCTGATGTAATGGAAGTTGTTGATTTGAGACAGGCAGCGGCTTTTGAACAACTTATCACTAGTGCTGACGGAACTTTAGACTTGAGAGACGCCCTGTTGGCTGCAAACGGAGAAGGACAAAGAATGGCAGATATTATTGGAAATACTATGCAGGGAGCGTTCTTAAAGTTTAAGTCTGCACTACAAGGTCTTTCTATTAGTTTAATGAAGAACTATGCTCCTGCGCTTCAAAAAGCAATGGAACGAACAGCTAAATTCTTTAATAAGTTAGCTTCTGATGAAAATATAGGCAAAATAACAAAGACTTTAAAGGTAATTAAAAATATTACAATAGCTCTTGGAGCTTATAAGATTGGAATTATTGCTGTGTCTGCAGCTCAAAAAATTGGAACGGCGGGAGCAGCTGCTTGGACTAAAATTATGGGTGGAGCTAAAGTGGCTACAGAAGCAATGACTGTTTCATTGGTAAAATTCAGAGCAGCTCTAGCGAGAACGGGTCTAGGTCTTCTTGTAATTGGCTTGGCAGATTTAACTGTCAGCTTAGCTTCATTTAATAAAAAATCAAAAGAAGCTACAAAATGGCTTAAAGATTTAGACGATAAAACGTCTACTAATGAGAAGTCTGTTAATGCATTAGAAACATCATTAAATAGACTAGTGAAGGCTAGAAAAACTATAGATAAGTACACTAAAGATGATATTAAAAATATAGATAAAAATTCTTTAGAGTATGCCAAGTATTCAAAACAATTAGTTATAGCTACACAGGAAACTAATACTTTAAATAGTGCTTTTAAGTCTAATGGGCTTGATTTGATTGATTTACAAACAGATATAGAAAACACTAAAATTAAATTTTCTGAATTAGCTAAACAAATGAGAAACACGGCAGCAGTTGCTGTTTTATCAAAAATGACGGGAGAAATTATTGAAACTAAAATGACTGCTGATACTGTTTTAGCTGAACTAATAGAGACGTTTGAAGAGACAGGTCAAGACCTTAGCGAGATTGATATTTTAGATAAAGCCGGAGATATGTCACGGCAAGGTGGATTTAGGACTTGGATACGAGATGTGAAAAATAATCTAACAACCTTTTTCGGGGGACAAGAGAGAGATTGGGAAACAATAGCTAAAGCAATAGATGACGCAGGTCTGTCCTTAGGAGATTTCACAAAGTATGCTGACAGTGTGTTTGGAGAAAATGAAATGAATAAAGATTTAGATGCGTTGCACAAAAGAATAAAACTACTTTATCCTGACTTTGAAGCCTATATAAAGCTACAAAGAGGAGGAGGAGAAGAAGAAGACAAAGGCTCTACTACTGCAACAAATTGGGCAAATGAAATGACAGAAGCCTTAAATGCTGTTAAGAAAAAAAGAGAAGAACTAACAATAAGTGAAAAGGAATATAATAAACAACTATTATCCGCAAGGAAAACAGTTATTGAAAGAGAATTAAAAGAAGGTAAGCTGAAGGTAGCTAGAAAGCTACAATTAGAAGGTCAACTTTCAGATATTGAGATTAAACAAAATCAAGAGACATTTAAAGAGAAAGCGCTGATAGAGAAAACAGCTTTTAATAATAAGAAAGGGATGATAGAGCAAGATGCGATAGATAAGAAAGATACAGCTCTTCAGACAAATAGAAGGCTTCTTGAGTTAGAAAAAGCCCATTTAAAAAAGATGTTAGCCCTAAGGAAGTTATATGGAGAAGATGTTAAAGATATTGAAGAAGCTATTGCTAAAAACAAACAAAATCTAAACAAGCAAGAAAAAGCAGAACTAAAAGAGGTTACAGATTTTGCGCTTGATTTAGCAACGACTGCTGCTGATGCTGCCTTTCAAATTATGGGTAATAATCTGCAGAGAGAAAAAGAGGCAGCCGAAAAGTCTATATCAGATAGATTTGAGTGGGAGACGAGTGTTCTTGATAGGCAACTGAAAGAAAAAAGCATAACGCAAGCACAGTATGACGGCCAAAAACAAATAAAAGAGAAAGAAAGAAGGACCAAAGAACAAGAATTAGCAAAAGAGATGGCTAATAAAGAAAAAACGATGGCTATAGCACAAGCTACAGTGAACGGGGCTTTAGCGATAACGGCTGCGTTGACTAATCCTTATGCAGCCCCATTTGTAATCCCTATGATTATCGCTACTACTGCGGCTCAAATAGGAATTATCAATAGTCAGCAATTTGCTCAAGGAGGTATGGTTGAAGGAAAATCTCACGCTCAAGGAGGGGAGAAGTTTGCAGTAGGAGGTAGGGTAGTTGAATTAGAAGGAGGAGAGGCTGTTATCAATAAAAGAAGCACTTCAATGTTTAGAAGTCAATTATCAGCGATGAATACGGCAGGAGGTGGGGTTAAGTTTGCAGACGGGGGTCTTTTAAATAGCGGGTCTTTTAATGCTGTTAAATTTAATTCTGCTCAATTTAATCAGTCTTCAGGAGGGGGGAAAGTTGTTGTTGTAGAGTCTGATATAACTAATTCTCAAAATAAAGTTAAAGCTATTCAAACCAACGCAAGTTTTTAATAAAAGAAGAAGTTAAAGTATATTTTTTTGTATTTTTGTATATTAGTATTAGTATTAACATATGGATTATTAACAAATGATAGTTGATAAAATAATAAAAGAAGGTCGTATAAGTATATGTAAAAAATGCGAGTTTTACAGAAACTTCTTAATGTTAAGAAAACCCATAATAACAAAAGGGTCAAGATGTGGCAAGTGTTCTTGCTTTTTAGATGCCAAAGCAAGTCTTACTAAGGAGTGGTTTGGGAAATGTCCTATAGATAAATGGGAAAAAGCCGGATTATAAAAATTATATTATGAGTAAGCTAATAAATCAAGTAGCTTTAAAATTAAGTGAAGACGAAAAAGAAAAGATTTCCTCCTGTTTAGATTCTATTGAAAATGAAAAGGAAAATAAAAAACAAGCTCTAATAGCCTTATTTGAATATTGGAGAAAATACATTCCCCATCTTAAACAACAGATTACTTGTGGCGGTTGTCAAGATACGGTTAAACTTTTTTGGACTAAAGTAGTTAATGAATTAAATAAATAAATAATATGGCTGAAAGACAAAATAAAATTAATATAGTTTATGAGTATTTAGATTTAATGGAACAGGAAGTTACTTTAAGAATACCTGACAATGCAACCATTAAAGACACTATATTACACTTATTAGAAAAGGGCTTAATTCCTCCAAAAAAAGTAAGAAACTATATGATAATTCACGATTTTGATAAGTTTTTAGTAGAAAACGAAGGAAACAGAACTCATACCTTTATGGATATTTCTATTAAATATGAAATAACAGAAAGGCAAGCACAGACTATAGTTTATAAAGACCGAACTAAACACCTGCCTACTTATAACGTAAGCTATTAAAATTTATTCCGTAAACTTCGTAAATGTTTTAAAATCTGTTCGTATTTTTGCTAAATGCGAAAAGAATGGTATAAAATCACAAACAAAACATCTGATATAGCAGATGTTTATTTATTTAATGATATAGGTACTTTTGGAATAACAGCTCAAAGTTTTATTGATGAGATAAAAGAGTACGAAGATAAAGAACTAAATATCCATATTAATAGTTTAGGAGGAGAGGTTTTTGAAGGAATGGCTATTTATTCTATTATTCAACGAAGAAAAGCAAAAACAACAGTTTATGTTGAAGGTATAGCAGCAAGTATTGCTTCTGTTATAGCTTTAGCAGCAGATGAGGTTATTATGAGTGAAAACTCACTTCTAATGATTCATAACGCTTGGGGAGGAACTCAAGGAGATGCTAAAGATATGCGTAAGCAAGCTGATGTTCTTGATAAAATCACAAATGAGATTGCTGAAGTATATGTTAAAAAAACAAGAATCCCTTACAATGAAATTGTAGAAATGATGAATGAGGAGACTTGGCTTACAGCAGAAGAAGCAGTAGCACTTGGTTTTGTAGACTCCATCTCAGAACCAATTAAAGTAGCTGCGAAGTATGATGTTTCAAAATTCAAGAACATCACAAATAAAAAGATGGAGACAATTTTAAGTTTAACCGAAAAAAAGAAAATTAAAATGACTAAAGAATTAAAAAGTTGGTTTAACTCAAAAGTGGAGGAGATTATTGCTAAAGTAAAAGAAAGTGATAATACTACTGAAACTGCTGAGAATGTTGAGGTTGAAATAAAGCTTGCTGACAATGAGGAAATTATGAATAAAATCTCTGAGTTTGAAGCTACTATTTTAACACTTAATAATTCTGTTGCTGAATTAGAAGGAGAAAAAGAAACTCTAACTGAAGAAGTAAACAGAGTAAATGCTTTGTTAAGCAAATCAGAAGCGAAAGGTACTGATACCTCTACTGAATCAGACCCTGCCGTAGTAGAAAATAAAGTGGAGGATGCAAATAGCAAGTTCTTTGATATGCTAGCTGCAAGAATTAAGTAAAATAATAATTAAAAAAATAAAAAAAGATGGCAAATTTAGCAGATAATGGTTTAGGAGGTTTGTACACGGGTACATATGCTTCTAATATTTTATTAGAGCCAATGTTTCGTTCTGACGACATTATGAGAAATTACACAGTTTATCCTAATGTAAAGTTTAAGCATAACATATTAATGGCAAACAAATTAACTGATATTACAGCAGTTAATACAGGGTGTGAAACAAACACCTGTGCAGGGGCGTACTTAAACGACTTTGATGTAACTCAAAAAGTCCTTGAAGTACAAAATGTTTCTGTAAAACAAGAACAATGTTGGGCAGAGTTTAAGGCTGAAGTTTTAAGAGAGTCTTATGCGGCAGGTGTAAATATGCCTGACTTAAATGGAACTCAATTAGCAGATGTTATTGGAAGGAGAGTTTCTCAAGGTATCCAACATGATACAGTAAGAAATATGTGGGCAGGTGTTTCTGCTTTAAATGCAGCGGCAACAGCTAACTGTTCTTATGGTTCAATGGGAGATGGCCTTTGGATTAAGATGTCAGCTGCAAATGGTTGGGGAACTACAGGTTTACCTGAAGTAACTGCAACTAGTTCAGCGGCAGGTGCTGTTACAACAATAGGTGCAACAATCGCTCCTTCAGATGCAGAATTATTATTAATAAGCACATTTGATTCTGCTCCGTCAGAATTACAACAAACTCCTGCTTCTGAAAAGAAAATGTTTGTAACTCCAAACATCTACAATGCTTTCTACGGTTCTTTAACTGCAGTAGCATCAGCGGGTGCGGTAGACTACGGACACTCAGAAGCTCAAACAGGTGTAAACTACAGACGAGTACACTTTAGAGGTGTTGAATTAGTTCCTATGTACGAATGGGATACTGCGTTTACTGCGTTAGCAGGTGCTAACCATCCTGCGTTGTTTACAAGTGCTGCAGCAGCTGATTCAACTCAAGGTTGTATTTATGCAGCTAAATCTAACTTATTTATAGGTTCAGATGTAACGTCTCCTGATACAGAATTTAAAATGTTCTATGACCAAGCAGATGATAAAATGCTAATTAGAGCTTACTTTACTATGGGCTTCCAATTTGGTTGGGACTCTTTAGTATACGGAGGTCAATTAGTATAATAAATTGAAATGGAAGTAGGGGCGTCAAACCCCTACAACCTTTTTTTAACCTTTAAAAAATAAAAAAATATGGCAATAGATACGGGAATCGCATTAAATTGCGCAAATCTAGTAGAGGTTGGCGGTTTACAGAATATTTTTGTTACAGATTTAGATAATCTAGCTACAGTTACACCTTCAGGAAGTGGAGGTTATACTAGTTTAGTAGGAACTGTTGATTGGGCAATGTTTCAATTGAAACCTAATACAGCTACTTGGTCTTCAACTTCAACAAAAGAAAATGGAATCACTAAATATGAGACTACAATTAAATGGTATATACCAAATATAGGAGCAGCGAAATTAGCTATCCTAGAAGGAATGAGAAACAAATGTATAGTAGCCGTTGCTGAATTTAGAAGCGGAAAGTTTAGAACTTGTGGAATAAGTGAAGAGTACCAAGGGTTTGGTAATGGGGATAATTATAAGTATAACAAAACTTATGCTCAGTGTACTGTAGAGGAAGATAGTGGTAGCGACTTTGTAGATGGTAATGGAGCTACAGTAACATTAACAGCTACTTCATTTGAAAGCCCTAGGGTTTATACAGGTTCAGTAACTTATAGCGGGGGTAACACTACGGCAGCACTTACTTAGAATTAACTTAACAATTAAAAAATAAAATAAAATGGCAATAGATACAGGGATAGCGCTAGATTGTGCAGGTTTAGTTGAAGTAGGTGGTCTTCAAAACATTTATGTTACAGATTTAGCTAATTTAACAGCAGTTACACCAAATGCAGTTTCAGGTACTCACGAGTATACAAATCTTACTTATGGAACTTGGGCAATGTTTCAGTTAAAACCGAATACAGCTAGTTGGGCAACAACAGCATCAAAAGAAAATGGGGTGACTAAATATGAGACTACAGTTTCTTGGTATATACCAAATATTAATTCAGCAGGGTCTGAGATTATAAACAACTTGCAAAATAAGTGTATAGTGGCAGTTGGTCAATTCAGAAGTGGGGTTAGTTTAACTTGTGGTATTAGTGAGGAGTATAAAGGAACAGGAGAGGATGGTGACTATTGGAAATACAGCAAAACTTATGCAACAATGTCCCTTGAAGGAACAAGCGGAAGTGACTTTGTAGATGGTAATGGATACACCATTACTCTTACAGCTACTTCGTTTGAAACTCCAAGAACTTATGAGGGAACAATTACTCCTAATGTTACTAATACTTCAGCGGCGTTAGCATAGTAGTTGAAACTGCTGACAATTAATAAAGAGAAGTAAGGGGGTGATTCCTCTTGCTTAATCTTTTTTTAACTATGTGTGGTTGTAATAAAAAAAATAATGTAGCTTTACAGCAGAAAGTAAAGCAGGATATTAACTTATATTTAATTATGGCAAAGTACGAAGTAAAGAAAAAATGGCTTGAGAAGAATGTTGTAACTACTCTCATTTCAGAAGATGATGAGAATCTTATCATGTTTTGGGATAAAGCTAGTCAAGAAGACTTGGCTAGAGCTTATGAAGAATTCAATGGTGGAGACGCCTTTATTAATAAAATAGATAATTCAAGTGAGAAAAAAATCAGTAAAGCCAAAAAATCAGGTAAAGACAAAGGCAAAGACAAAATCAGCGACTAAAGACGTTTATGAGTTTGGAGTTTTTAATTTAGCTGTTCCGGAACATATAGCTGAGCCTAAAAACCTTAAAGCAGTAAGAACTAAGTATGTGCCTTTTGGAGACGATAATTTATTTCCTCAGTATTTAGCGGAATTAAAAAGAAAATCCTCTACTAATCGGTCTGTATTAGCACAGAAAACAATTTTCACAAGTGGGGCAAAATTTGTATGCAATAATCCTGAATTAGAAAGGTTTATACAAGATGTAAATGCAGACCACGAATCCCTAAGAGATGTGTTTAAAAAGTTGGCAGACGATTATTATACGTTTGGAAATGCTTATTTAGAATGTGTAATGTATGAAGGCCTGAATAGTAAGGGAATTAATCTTTATCATTTAGATGCTACTACTGTTAGAATATCTAAAACAAATAAAGAAGTTTATATAAACTCTGATTGGGGTAGGTATTGGAATAATGATGATAAAACATCAAGACTTCCTATATATCCTAGAGTAGCGCATAATAAATTTGTAATACATTTTAAAGATTACGAACCAACATTTAATTTTTATGGGCTTCCTGATTATGTAGCAGCATTAGAACATATTGCTGTAGACTATGAAATAGGAAAATGGAATCATACAAAATTTAAAAATGGCTTCCAACCATCTGCTATTGTGGAGATTAGCGGGGATATGGGAGAAGAAGAAGCAAAGAAATTAGTGCGTGAAGCACAAAAGAAATTTGTAGGAGATGGTAACAATGGAAAGATTATGTTTATCGTGAAGAATGGGGATACCGCTCCTGCAAGTGTTAATATAATTAAAGATGACTCTGAGGGTAGTTGGTTAGAGCTTCAAAGAGTTACAGACCAAAATATAATTACTGCTCACAGATGGCAACCATCATTAAGTGGTATTGTCAGTTCGGGGAAAATGAACAATACAGGGAGTGAGATTAGAATTGCTTATGACTTAGCAATGACTACTGTTGTCAAAGATACTTCGGAGCTACTTTTAAATGGTATAAGAAGAATTTTATATAATGAACTAGCGTTTGACCCTAGAGATTTAAAAATTCATTATGAGCCGCCTGTATCTTACGCTAATGAAATAGATGTTAAGCAGGTTCTTACTATTAACGAGCAAAGAAGAATGCTAGATGAAGACCTTCCTATGTTGGAAGATGGAGATGTTTTTGTCTCAGATAGAGAGTTGATAGTAACAGATAGAGATGGAGAGGAGGGGCAAGAAGAAGTAGAGAGAGATGATTATGATAATTATACTGATGATGATACAGATAAAAATATAATAGAAAATTATGGCTAATTTAAGACAATATATACCGTTAGCAAGCGCTGAAGAAGTAATTGCACAATCTTTTACTAATTCTAATACTGACCCTTATTTAATATCTAATGATACTATAGTAATGGCTGAGTTAGCCCATATAAAACCTTTGTTGGGAGTTGAGTTTTATGGAGAATTAAAAGAACAGCACAATACAGGGGATTATCCCACAGCGGGAGGACTTAATCAAAAGAATCAAGATTTAATGGATTATTATTTAGTTCCTGCTCTTTGTTGGATGTCACGATTTGAGGTTATATTAGAAATACAAAACAATAGCTCATCAGCAGGCATTGTCACAAACTTAGATGAATTTGCTAGCGCTGTAAGCAATGATGAGTTAAACGTATATAGACAAAGTACTTATCGTAAAGGGAAGTTGTTTCTAGCTGACATGATGGATTATATCACAGGAAGCGACCAAGCAGGAGACTTTCCTACATTTGACAGTAATAAATCTTGTATGGGGGATGAGGTATTTAAAAATCATGGAATAGTAATGTATGATAGTGTATATGATAGAGATTATTATGGGAATGTTGTTTATCGCAACGGCTCTTGTAGTTATTGCTATGGTTCTTCCAATGGTTGTAATTGTAATGGTAATTAAAAATAAAATAAATGGCTAGTAACGAACACGCATTTTTAAGCGAAACTAATTTACACAACCCAAAAGGATTGTCTCTTGCGGCAAACCATACGGTTTGCTCTAAAGGCGATGAAGGGGCTTTAGAGTGGATTGAAAAACAATCTTTAAGAGTGACTGCTTATTCTTTTTCGGGATATAGTACTTTAATAGAGAATTATCAATATCCTGAACCTATGCTTAATGGACAGTCTCCTAATGAAATAAACAAGGATTATGGAAGTTCTACTATTAGTTCCGGAACTGTAGTAGTTCAAAAAAAGTTTTTTAGGATAGCAAATAGCAACAACATACTTCCTTTTTCTGCAGAGGTAGGGGCGTGTACCTTGCAAATAACTAGTGATGATACTAATCCTTTTACGGTAGCTCTAGTTAAGTATACTCCAACCCCTTCTTCTACTACTGTTTATCCTATTGTTATGTTTGAAAAATCAGTCACAGGAATTGACGAAGATACCGTAATATCTTACGACATCGCTCCCGGAGGGTGGACAAGTACTAGTGCTAGTAGCGGAGACCATTTATTTTTAATGGTAAAGGCAGATGGTGAAGATGGTGTGGGAGATAAAGTTCATATAGTCGTAGCATTGGAATTCCAAAAAACATAAGGAGGTGAATAAAAAATAAATGATAAAATGAAAGGGAATATGAAAGATACAACGGAGGTTTTGATTGCAAATGGGGGAGTGATAGGTTTAAGGTTGAGTGAGTGCAATGAGATACTTCTTTTTGTTTCAACATCTCTCGCTATTCTTTTTACAGTTTACAAGTTTTACAAATTAAAAAACAAAAAATAAAAATGGCAACAACAATAACAGGAAGTGATTTAACAGTAACAGTAAATGATAATATTACCTTAAATAATGTTTCTTATGGAGGGTCAACAAGCGCTTTGTCTACAGGCTGCAATCAAGTTGTTCAAAGAATAGTAGAGGTAGCGGATATGGCAGCTCCGGAAGTCGGACAAACTTGGACTAGTTTGTTTAATTTTTCCACTGCAAATGATGCGGGAGTAGGAATTAAATTAGAATTTCAATATGCTAGAGTAACTAATTTAGATGACACTAATTATATATTATTGCAGCTTGAAACGGTAGCAGCAAATAATGTATTAATGTTTAAACTTGATGCAGGAGAATCTTATAATATAACAAACAATGCAATGGTAGCTTTAACTGCAGCCGCCCCTGCAACAGGTTATGAGTCTACATCAACCTTAAGTGGAATAAGAGCAGCAGCAGATACAGACCCGGTTGACGTAGAGATTATGGTAGTCTTGAAGACTGCGTAATGGCTAAGCTAACATTTATTTTTAAAGGAAATGCTACTAAAAAACGTAAGGGAGTTCATTCTAAAAACGCTTCAAAAAGTCAAAATGGCTATAAAAAAAAGTATAGAGGGCAAGGCCGATAGTGCTAATCTTCTGTTAATCAGGGATACATTTACTAATAAGTCTACTCTAGGAAAGCTCTATTGTAATGAAGAATTTATTGCACATACCTTAGAATTACCTTGGAAAGATAATAAAAAAAGCATATCTTGCGTCCCTAAAGGACATTATAGGTGTAGCGTAAGATATCGTAATGAAAGTGGTATCTATGATTATGTGCATTTATTAGTTAAAGACGTACAAAACAGAAGTTATATCCTTTTCCATCGGGGGAATTTTCCTTCAGATACTAAAGGATGTATCTTAACAGGAACACATAGAGCTGAAGTTCCTGATAAAATTTTTGAAAGTAAAATAGCTCATAATTATTTAATGAGCTATATCTTTGAAAATAAATTAAATAAAAATATAAATTTAACAATTAAAAATAATAAAAATGAAAAAATTTCTTGAAAATTTCTTAATCGGACAAATGTTTAAATCTAAAAAGTTTTGGTATGCGGTGGCGGGAGTACTTACTACAATATTATCAGACACTTTTGGTATTAATGCGGAGGAAGTTAATAGCATACTATTAAGTATCGGCGCTTTAATATTAGGGCAAGGTTTTGCTGATATGAATAAAAAGTAGTATATTTGCATTATGTTTTCAGCGAACAATCTGTTCGCATCATAGTCGTTAACATAGTTTAGTTTTAGAAAGAGAGGGGGTAGTTTCCCTCTTTTTCGCATT